TCTCAAGTCGTGGGAGTGACGCTGACCGAAGTGGACGAGGCGATCGCTAATAAAAAGATTGAACTTGCCGAACTAGAAGCGTTTAAGGCTGATCTAAAAGCGGCAGTATAGAAATGAGGTGAGTATTTATGTCAGACAATCAAAAGATTGAGGATAAAAAGGAAGAGCAAAAGACCTTCACGGCGGAGGAGTTTGCCAAAAGTTATAGTGAATTATGTGAGAAGATGAGATGGAGACTAGTAGTAGCCCCTGTATGGTTGGCAAGGGACGATAGTACGTTCTCAATGCAACTCCAATATCAGGTGGGGAAACTTCCAAAAAGAGAAGAGGTGGTATAATTATATGATGAAAACTAGAAAAGAATACGAGGACATCTGTGATAAGACCTTTATTTTAGCTGGAGAGGCTCAGGCTACCCGAATTCAAATAGACCTACTCTTAGATATTCGTGATCTACTTATCAAGATATCCAATAGTAGTCTTTATAAAGATATTGTGGAAGCAAGAAAAGAGGTTTCTCGTCGTTCTGGAGTGGAAAATCCCATTACTATTATAAATCGTACGAGAGGGGGGGCGAGATAAAACGCCTTTCAAGAAAATCGGAACGAATAAATATGTAAGCTCTAGCGGTAGAAAATGGACAAAGAAGCAAGTAATTGCTTATCATGCTTCGGGTGGCACATTTAGTAGAGTCAAAAAGAGAAAAAAGAAATAGTTGCATTTAGAATGTGATAATTATATAATAGTATAGACCAAGCGAAAGCAGTCAAATTATGGAAGAAATTAAAGACCAAGTTACAACGGAAAGTCCAGTGGTAGTAGAGTCTACAGGCCCTAAGACCATTAAAAAGGACCAAACTCCCAAAGAACAGTCAACAGAAAGTGTGAAGGGGACAGAAGTAGAGTCCAAGAAGTACAAAGTATCTCTCCCAGATGGGGAAAGAGAAATGACATCAGACGAACTTTACGACCACTATCAAAAGATAGGTCCAGAATTCACAAGAAGGTCTCAGGAACTCGCTGAATTCAAAAGGCGGGATACAGAGACTCAGGAGAGGAATAAGAGAACGGCTGAGGAGTCGGTGTCTCAAAACAAACTCTTAGAAGATGTTGACCCAACTGTTCGGGATGCCATTGTAAAGATAGTATCCCCAGTAATACAGGAGGCTTTAGGTCAGAGAGATAAAGCAGAGGAACAGAAAAGGTCTCAGGAAGCATTTGACAAAAGATTGATTGAACTTGAGAAAAAGTACCCTGGCGGGGATGGAATGAAAAAGTTTGACAAGTTAGAAATTCTAAGAGAGATGCAAGCACTTGGAAATGAAATTTATGACCCGGAGGTTTTGTATCAGAGATTACATTGGGACAGCTATCTTGACACTCAGCTAAAGCAAGCAATGAAAGGCAAATCGGGAGGTTCATCTACGGAGAGTACCTCAACCGAAGCTCCAAGGAAACCTGGGGAAACGAAAACCCCAACGACCTGGGGAGAAGCCTCAAAGAACGCTTTTAGCCGTATCTAAATTCCTAAATTTATAAAAGAATAAGTAATTCGAGAAATAGTATTTACTATTGGAGGAGGTGAATATATATGGCACAAAATTTAGCGAATTTCGACGAGGCACTAAAGATTGATTACTTACCAGTGGTAAGAACTCAGTTGAATAACACTCGTATTCTATCTTCAAAGATAGAACGAAATGAAAGGGATGTAACAGGAAAACAGTGGCAGATTACCACACACATTACTAGAAACTCTGGTATCGGTGCGGGTACTGAAACTGGGCTTCCAACAGCAGGAAACCAAGAATATGCGAATCCTTACGGAGTTGTTAAATACAACCGAGGAAGAATCCAAGTATCTGGACCTTCTATTGAGGCATCTAAGGACGACAAAGGAGCAATTGTTAGAGTTCTGGAGTCCGAAATTAAAGGAGTTACAGAGGATTTGAAGAAAGATATTAACTATCAATTCTTCAATGACGGTACAGCTGTGAGAGCTTTGATTAACGGAGACCCAGGAACTGAGGTTACCTTAACTCTTGACACTCCAGGTACACGTTGGTTATCAGAAGGTATGTTGGTGTCTATCCTAGACCCAGCAACTGGAGATATAACGACATCTGGAGCTAGTTTGACATTATCCACAATTTCATCTTCTACAGCGGCTAAGTTGTCGGCAGCGGCAAATGCTGATGTAGCTGATAATGATTGGGTAATTAGAACTGGAGCTAGAACTGTTGGTGGAGGTTCACTTACGGCAAATCCTTCTTTGGAAATTATGGGTCTAAAAGGTATTATAGACGACAACACTTACGTTGATACGTTGCACAATATCTCAAGAACCACAAATCCTTATTGGAATTGTTCTACAAGTACCACTGATAGTAACGGGGGTACATTAAGAGATATGACACTCGCATTGATTCAAACACAGATAACTGCGGTTGAAGCAAATGGGGGTAAAACAAATCTTATAATTTCAGACCACGCTATGAGAGATGCTTATGCAGCTCTTGTGGTTGCTGATAAAAGATTTGTGAATACTCTTAAGTTGGACGGGGGCTTTATGGCTCTTGCGTACAATGAGATTCCTTGGGTAGCTGATGGGGATTGTTCACCAAATAATGTCTATTTCGTTGACACTGACCATTTGCAGATAATGCAGATGAGTGATTGGAACTGGATGGATAGGGACGGCGCAGTTCTCTCAAGAGTTTCTGGCTCTGACGCTTATGAAGCAGTACTTTATTGGTACTCTGACTTAACGACAGATAAACCTAGAGCTCACTCGTTTTTAAGGGACGTTCAGTAATCCTTAACGTTGTTCAAACGTAAAATGAGTATCTCGCAAGAGGGTAAACTATTTAACAGAGGCATCCTTTTCGGGTGCCTCTATTTATTTGAAAGGTGGTGGAAATAAAATGATAACAAGAAAACAGATAAGTCCCGAGTCAAGAGATACTTATGTAATAATAAGTATTCAATCCTCTACTGTGGCTGATAGAGTTGTAGGCATTTGCCCAGTCAGGTCTCAACTTGTGAAGGTTTATGAGGTTCATGGAACTGCTGGAACCGACGGTAGTGCCGTAACTCTTTCTATTGAGAGATTGCAGGGTACAGAAACCTCTGGAAACGGAGATGCTGTAGTGGATGCAACAATAAACCTAAAAGGAACAGCTAACACGGTTCAGGAAGGAACGATTGTAACTACAAGTAATATTCACATATTCGAGGCTGGAAATAGAGTAGGAACGAACGCAACAGGAACTACTACAGACCTTGCTAATATGGTTGTATCCTTGCAGTTTAGACCAGTTGATGCGTAATTAAGGTTAATTTTTTGGAATGGGGGTGTAGAATATGATTAAAACAAGAAATATTAAAGCAGATAGCAGAGATACGTTTACAATTCAATATTACGGGGCAACTTCTTTCACCGATAGGACAGTCGGTATAGTTCCCGTTAATTGCGAATTAGTAAAAGTTCAGGAAGTACACACTACGGCGGCTTCCGTTGGAACTTTAATGGTAGAGAAACTAAGACATACAGAAACTGTGGGAAGTGGGAATGATTTACTTTCAGCGGCTATAGACTTAACTGCGGCATCAGCAACAGTTCAAACAGGTGCGTTGATTGCTGTAGCACAGAATAAAACACTTCAACCGTTTGTAACTTTGTTTCATGCAGGGGATAGGATAGGTTTGGATTTCAGTGAAACCCCAACTTCTCTTGCAGGAATGACTGTTATTCTAACTTTTAGAAAGGTAGATGATGTATACTTATTTAGCAATTCAGCAAGTCCTTCTTCGTCTTCAAGTCTTTCTCCGAGTGCTTCTCCGAGTTTATCACCTAGCTTGTCTCCTAGCGTCTCTCCAAGTGTGAGTTTGTCGCCTAGCTTATCACCAAGCGTAAGTCCTAGTGTTTCACTATCACCGAGTTTGAGTCCAAGCTTATCGCCATCTCTAAGTCCAAGCTTATCACCGAGTTTAAGTCCGAGTTTAAGCCCATCGGTCTCACCTTCAGTGAGTTTGTCGCCGTCTCTTTCGCCAAGCGTTTCACCGAGTGTGAGTTTGTCGCCGAGTTTATCACCTTCGGTATCGCCATCGGTTTCTTTGAGTCCAAGTTTTTCTCCGAGCTTGTCTCCAAGTTTATCTCCGAGTGCGAGTCCCAGCTTGAGCCCAAGTTTGAGCCCGAGTTTGAGTCCGTCGTTATCTCCGAGTGTAAGTCCGTCGGCCTCTCTCTCGCCGAGCAAATCTCCTTCGCTATCGCCTTCAGTCAGTCCTTCTTTATCTCCAAGCGAGGAGTAGTAAGCACACACCAAATCTCTTCGTTGAAATATACGAAGAGATGGTGTAGAATGATGTCATGACACGAACTAAGGTTTATGTGGCGTTACTTAATCAAGGAACAATTCAGGCAGGACTTGAAACTTCGTTAATAAACTGGATGTATGAATACAAAGAAAAGTATGATTTCAAGATTTTCTTTCCCACAGGAAGACCAATACCAAATAATAGAAATAAAATAGTTAGGGATTTTCTTGCGGGAGACTGGGACATACTTTTTATGTTTGACGACGACAACATTCCTTTAAGAAATCCTTTTTCAATGCTGGAACACGATAAAGATGTATGCGGTGGGTGCTATCCGGGAAGAAACAGCAAGGGATTTCATTTCCATGTCTACTATCTGGATAAAGATAAATATCCAAAAGAAATTTCTTTTAAGTTCGTACCCCCAGAGAAAAGAGAAGGATTGCAGAAAGTGGACGCTGTAGCCACAGGTTGTATTTATATTAAAAGACATGTTCTAATAAAGATGATAGAGAAAGGTTGGGCTCCGTTTGAGGATATGTTTGACAAAGTTGGGGTTTTAATTACAAATGACGATATGGCTTTTTGTCTTAAATGTATGAGTTTGGGAGTGGAAGTATATGCTGATTGGAATGTTATATGCGACCACATAAAGGAGGTTTCTCTATTGGAAGTTATAAAGGCCATACAGGAAGCGGCAGTAACAGGAAAAGCTGTGATCAGTAAAGAGGGAGGATTTTGATGGATTTCAAGGAACAGAAAGAATACATAAAAGAAAATAGAAAGATAGACATGAATAAGTTTAATAGAGTTTCCGACATCACGAACATGGTAGATTTTATAAATAACGAAGTGGAAAGAAAAAATAACGACCGAGCAGATAATGAAATACATGAAATCTCTAAGTTCTTGGCAAGAACAATAGGGCGAAAGATGTTTTTCTTGAAAGGTAAATCGTGAACAATATAGTTTTATCTGTGGTTATTCCTAGTTACCGAGACCCCCTGTTACATAAGACAATAGAGTCTCTTTTAACACATTCTGGTCTTGGAGCTGGTCTGGAGATTATTCCCGTACTAGATGGTTACTGGCCCGAAACCCCCATTGTAGATGACGAAAGAGTACGAATAGTACATCTAGGTAAGAATCGTGGTATGCGGGGGGCGATAAATGCGGGAGTGTCAGTATCCAGAGGAGAGCTTATTTGCAGACTTGATGAACACTGTTGTTTTGACCAAGGTTGGGATAGAAAAATGGCTGAGGCATACCAATAATATGACATATAAAAAAGGGCATATCCCATGGACTAAAGGAAAGACACCATCAAAAGAGACTAGGGAGAAACTTCGAGTAGCTCATTTAGGCAAAAAGCTTACCGAAGAACATAAGGAAAAGCTAAGCGAGTCTCATAAAGGTCCTAGACAATGGAGATTAGGTAAGCCAATTTATAAAAATAGAGGAGCTAATGGTTCGGCATGGAAAGGTGGTATATATCCTATAAATAAGGCGATAAGATGTTCTTTAGAGTATAAAATATGGAGAAGGTCTGTTTTTGAAAGAGATAATTATACGTGTATTTGGTGTGGACAACGAGGAGGGACACTTCACGCTGACCATATAAAACCATTTTCTCTATTCCCAGAATTAAGATTCGCACTAGATAATGGAAGGACGCTTTGCATAAAATGTCACGCAACAACTGACACATATAAAAGTAAAGCAAGAACGTATGGAAAACTTTAAAATAGCGAAAGAAAAGGAGGGTTGGATTATGACGGCTAAAAGATACTTTCTTGACCCTGTTGAGTGGAAAATAATGGACATACCCCCAGTGGAGCATGAAAAGTTGGTTATTCAAAATGTCAGTGAGGGGGTTAGAAAGTTCGCCGGTGTGCGTTGGAAAAGTCGTGATGAGGAGCAAAAAGATGTTATGGTATCGGAAACCGAGGCTGTTCAAGGTAGTATGTGGATAATAGGGCGTAAGTGGTGGGATAATATTATCGGTGAATTACAAAATAAAGGATACGGCCCCACTTATCAGGATTCAGTTGAGGTGTGCATGAAGACTTGGCAAGCGGGAGGTAGGTTGATAGTTAATAAAAACACTTGGTTCGCCCATAAACATAGGAGTTTCCCCAGGACTCATCAGGAGGGTTCACCAGAGAACCCATCTAATAGAGAGGCTAGTTGGAAATACTCTTTAGAGGTTTGGGAGAGATACTATAATGAGGTTTTAATACCTAAGTGGAAGGATTTATGAAAGGTCAACCTAGAACCCAGGAAATTAAGGATAAAATTAGTAAAACATTAATGGGTCACCCTATTTCTGAAAAGGTAAGAAGAACACTTGCCGAAAAGACTACTTTTAAGAAAGGTTTTACTCCGTGGAATAAGGGTAAAAGGTGGTCGGAAGATATGAAAAGGAGAATAAGTCAAACTAATAAAAGAAGTATTCGTGAGAGAGATAATTATATCTGTCGGGTTTGTAGTCAGTACGGAAGTCATGTTCATCACATAGACTATAACAAAAAGAACTGTAATCCAGAAAATCTTATCACTTTATGTACCAGTTGCCATACTAAAACAAACTTCAATAGGCAGAATTGGATATTATATTTTAATAAGGAAATAGTTACTAAGTGGGGTTTGTAATATGTTGAGTGTTGTTATTCCCGCATTCAGATTTAAAGATGTAGAATCCAGCACTACGGTACTGAGTAATTTAGTTGATTTAAAGGAGTCTCATGTATAAATCAACTGAACTTTGTGAACTGGCTATGAAATATGGGGCGGACAAATGTCCGAACATATGGCATATGTATACTCCATTTTACTACGAATACTTAAAGGACAAAAAGCACTCCATTAAGAAGGTCTTAGAGGTTGGGGTTGGAAACAATAGACAGATAAAATACATTCCTGGGGCTTATATTGGGGCTAGTATTCGTATGTGGAGGGACTTCTTTCCTAACGCTATGATTTATGGGGCAGATAAGGCTAAAGAGTCTATATTTGAGGATGAGAGAATAAAGACATTTTACTGCGACGAAACCGTTAAAGAGGATATAGAGAATCTGGTTAAACAAACTGGTACCGATATAGATTTAGTAATAGATGACGCCTGCCACCATGTAGCCAACCAGATATTCTTGTTAGAAACACTCATGCCTCTTCTTGATAAGAAAGTAATTTATATAATTGAGGACTGCAGGCGTACTAGAACGATAAGAAAGATGTTTCCTCAATATGAATCTTTTATCCCAAATCTGCTTCCAAATGAAGAAAGACTGGCACATGACGGGATTATTATTTTAAGGAACAATGGAATTAGCTGAAGAAAAGATAGCATTACTAAAATCTTTATATGTAAAAAAGTGGTTTAGGAAATGGTTGGAATATATGGAGAGATACAAATGCGACACTACATGCGAGATTGGCGTAAGAATGGGAATGAATTTTAATAATATGATAGAGCATAATCCAAGACTTGCCGTGGCAATAGACTGCTGGATAGAAGATGGAGTTATAGGCAGAAACGATACTAGGCATACCCAAGAGGAATTAGATAAGCAATATGAGAATTTTAAGAACTCCATGTCGGATAAGAAATTTGTTAAGATTTATAGGGGATATTCCTTTAATGTAGTTAAAGAGTTTCCAGATGAGTATTTTGACTTTATATTTATAGATGCAGACCATACTTATGACGGGGTTAAAAGAGATTTGATAGATTGGTATCCTAAGGTTAAAAAAGGTGGAGTATTTTGCGGACATGACTATGTACATCGGTCTGTACCTACTTCAGCAGGAACTATTAAATTTGGAGTTGTGGAGGCGGTGGATGAGTTTGTAGTAGGAAATAAACTACCTAACTTCTTTGTACTAAAGCCCAGCACTTGGGGGTTAATAAAATGATATTTCTTCATATAGGGTGCAAAAATTGCAGGTTTGAAGGTCTTGTAAATATCGATAAGGAAGATATGGATATAAGAAAAACATGGCTATATGGTGCTGAAAGCGTTGATGGGATTGTTTCAATGCAAGTCTTTCAATGTCTTACTTGGAAGGAACTAATGTTTACTTTTAGAGAGACTTATAGGGTATTGAAAAAGGTAGGAGTAATGAGAATGGGCGTGAATCTTGTGGAAACCAATTACCCTTTAACAAGGGTGTTGTACGGTGATAATATAAATCTATTTAGCTTTGACCTATTAAAGAATATTTTAGTGGATAGGATAGGTTATTCCAGCATTAAACTTTGTAAATTTAGAGAGACAGTGATACCAGAGTTTGTTCAAGTAGACAGCAGACATAAAAGAGGTTCCAGTTATTTGGAGGTTTATAAGTGAAGGTTTGTTTAGCGTTACATGACTTTAGTGTGGTGCATAACAGGTTGGATATTCTATTAAAACTGAAAGAACACTTCCCGAACTTTAAGGTTTCCCTTTTCACTATTCCCATAGATGAAAAGATGGATTGGGGTCCCTATCTTATTCGTGGCGAACTCCTTGAAAAGATTAGGGAACATTTGGGTTGGATGCAGATAATAACTCACGGTTTAAGACACGAGGGTTCCGATGTTAAAAACTGGAATTATAAATATACAAAAGATATTGTACTACCTACGATAAAGACAATATTTTGTAACAGTTTACCTTTTGTTAATGGGTTTTGTGCTCCTCATTGGAGGTGGAATAAAGAGATAGTCAGAGCTTTAGATGATTCTGGTTGGTGGGGAGCGGTAGATAGGGATAAGAATATGCCTTATACAAAGAAGTTCTATAAATACAATTTTCTCTTGAACGAACCTTTTTATGAGTCTAACTTAGAGTTGCTAAAACTTCACGGGCACATATACGGTACTAAAAATGACGTTGGCAGATGTATTGATAGTCTGCTAAGACTTCCCCTAGATACAGAGTGGGTTTTTGCTACTGAATGTTTGGAGGAAACGTGAAGTCCTTCTCCACTTATCAGGCGTTGCCTGGAGAACCTATGACCGAAAGGGACAAAATGGAGGTTGAAAGTAAGTTCTGGAATAAGGGAAAGTGGGATAATTTCGTTTTACCATTTTTACCTGAAGATTGTAGTGAACAGACCTTAGTGGATATGGGGTGCAATTCTGGCTTATTCCTGAGACTGGCTCAGGATAAGGGATTTTTACATGTAGTGGGGGTGGATTCAGACAAGAGAGCGGTGGAGAGGGGTATTGCTTGGAGAGATAAGAACTGGGATATCTACAAAATACTGAACCTACCGATGGAAAAAAGCATAGACGAGCTTCCTGTAGCTGATTACACCGTGTTGGCTAACGCCCACTATTATTTTAAGATAGATGATTGGTTGGATTATTTGGATAAACTACGATACAAAACTCGTTATTGCATAATCGTTACCGCAGAGAAAAGGCACACGAATCGTTGTTGGGCTTCGGCAGACTTAACCGATATTAGAGCCTATTTCAAGGATTGGTATGAAACAGGATTTGTGAACGAACTTCCTATTGAGGGAGAGGTTGGGGCTAGGAAACTTTGGGGATTATGTTTTAAGAGTCCTTATATAGAGAGGGTTTCCATAGATAGTTTGGATTGTGGAAACCACATTCAGGATAGATTTTACGAGGAATTAGACAGAGGTACTGAATATAATAAAACTCGTTATTACAGGATTCTTAAGCCATATAGAAAGAAATGGTCCGAAGAAATGTTAAATAATTATATGTTGGAAAGAATGGAAGTTTATGAAGACTTAAAGGAAAATGGATTGAAAAGACCCTTGATAGTAAATTCCGAAAACCTTATTCTTGACGGAAACCACAGATATTGCATGATGAAGACTCTGGATTATAAAAGCATTATTGTAAGGAAAACATGACCACAAGTATTATTTATTACACAAGTAACAGAGAAGCCCCAGAATTTGAGAAGAAGATACAAGATGACCTATTAAGTAAAAGTGGGATTTTACCTATTATTAGCGTATCTCAGAAACCGATGGATTTCGGAGAAAACATTTGTGTGGGAAATGTCGGAGCTTCGGGTTTTAACATGTGCAGACAGGTTCAGATAGCTTGTGAGAGGGCAACTACGGACTTTGTTATATCGGCCGAAGCAGACTGTCTTTACTCTCCTGATTACTTTTACTTTACGCCCCCAAGTAATGCCTGTTATCGTAACACCAATATTTACATTCTAAAGTATAAAAGAGATTTCTTTAATAAGAAAACTATGTCTACTTTCTCTCAGGTAATAAATAGAGAATACTATCTTAAAAGACTAAACGAACTCTTTGAGGGTGCCCCACAGTGGAGTAAGGAGGAAAAGAACTTCCCAAAGGAAAGGGGTAAGAAATTGTTTAATTCCTATGAAACCTTTGAAACCGAGTTTCCCTGTGTTTCATTTAAGACAGGAAAGGGAATGAGGCAACACACCAATACTTTTGAAGAGGAGTTTAAAGAGTTGCCTTATTGGGGAACTGCGGAAGACTTTAAGGAGAATTATCTGTGAACGGCGGAGTGGTCTTTTACACAGATAATAAGATAGGAGAACCAATTAAATCCGTGGTTGAAAGATACATATTAGACTCTGAATTACCTATAGTTTCAGTATCTCTTAAACCTATGGATTTTGGACAAAATACTGTGGTTGAGGGTGAAAGGGGTTATGTTACATATGTGAAACAGATAATTACAGCACTTGAGAAAAGCTCGGCAGATTATGTATTCTTTACGGAACATGACGTCCTTTATCCTGAATCACATTTTAAATTTGTACCCACAAGAAATGACATATTTTATTATAACAGCAACGTATGGAGGTGGGAGTTTGGTTCAAATACGGCTATTACTTATGATAGGATGCTTCCTCTATCCTGTCTGTGTTCCAATAGAGAATTAGCACTCACCCACTATAGACTGCGAATGGAGAAAATAGATGAGAATATAGACGCTTTTAAGAGTCGTGAACCATCTCTTGCCAGAAAGTGGGGGTATGAACCTGGAACTAAGAAGAAGAAACGTGGCGGTTTAACTGATGATGACTTTGAAATCTGGCAGTCAGAGTATCCTGTTATTGATATAAGGCACAACGGAACCTTTAGTGGTCCTAAATGCACACTGGACAGCTTCAAGCATGTTCCTGTAAACTGGCAGGAAGTGCCTATAAGTTGGATTTCTGGTTGGAATTTGAAGGAGATATTTAAATGGAATTAAGTCTTATTATCCCCGCAAGGTCGGAAATATTTCTCAAAGATACTATTGAAGATGCCCTTAAAAACATTGAAGCCGACACAGATATTATAGTTTTGTTAGACGGAAAGTGGTCTGAACCCCCCATTATTCAACATGATAGAGTAAATATAATATATGTTAGTAAACCTATTGGACAACGGGCTGGAGCCAATCTTGCCTGTAAGCTAAGTAAGTCAAAATATATCATGAAAGTTGACGCCCACTGTTCCTTTGATAAAGGTTTTGACCGTAAGATGTTAGAGGCATTTAAGATAAGTGGGGACAATGTAACTATGGTTCCTACGATGAAAAATCTACATGCTTTTGATTGGCGTTGCCATAGATGTGGCTGGAGGAAGTATCAAGGTCCAACTCCCCAAAGATGTGGTGGGTGCAATGATTCAAGGTTTATGAGAAGAAAAATGATGTGGATAGGTAAACCAAGACCAAACAGCAGTTCGTTCTCTTTTGATTCGGAACCTCATTTTGCCTATAATAACGAACTTACGAAAAGAAAGGGTTACGACAAGGGTATAATTATTGGGTATAACCTGTCAATTGACTTTATTGCGTCGGATTCTTTGAAGGATAGTGGCTCTACTACGCAAATCGGGACGCAACCATCTCTTATTTCTAGCATCGTAAACCTTCTTGCAGACCTTACAAGTTCTCATCAATTTACCAGTAGTTCCAATTTTTTTAGGTTCGGGGAGAACATGTCCGTGAATACAGTGGGTCTTTCTTCTGTTGACAGTAGCGGGGGCGTCGGAGTTGAGGAGATTGTCAGTGTCGGAAACGAGTCTCAAGTGGACAGGATTACAACATCTCCTATTCTTACAGATATGGTCAATAACAGGAATGTTCTTTCCTCTACCTCTGGGAACGGGACCGACGAACCAGGCGTAAGCAACTCTGTGTGCAAGGGTTTCCTTTCGGAGATGAGTACACCTACCATAACCCCCCTTATCTATCCGCCCTTTCCAATTCCAACATCCAGAAGTACTATCAATTCCGATGTTATTAACAAATTTAACAGCGTACTCGGGGGAGAGTTTGTCTACAATGAGAAAACAAGTAGTTTCCATAATGGAAGTGTAGCACTAACACCCGTTTATGACAATGGTTTAACTGAAACAATGTCATTACAAGGCAGTTCCTTCATGTGTACCAGAGAGAAGTTCTGGGAACTTGATTTAGGGGGCGAGGAGTTGGGAAATTGGGGTAATCAGGGACTACAGGTAGCGTGTGCTACATGGCTTTCAGGAGGACGTGTACTGGTAAACCACAGGACTTGGTATGCTCATATGTTTAGAACACAGGGTCTTGATTTCGGATTCCCTTATGAACTATCAGGCAGGGAAACACAAAGAACTAAGAGTAACGTCAGAGACCTATTCTGGCACAAGAAGCATCCTAAACAGATTTATCCAGTTTCCTGGCTTGTTGAGAAATTTGCCCCAGTTACTGGTTGGGACGAAGAAAGTCTAAACAAACTCAAGGAAATTGAATCACACTCTAAATAATACTTAATTTGAGGTATAATATACAGGTATGTTAAACAGAGGCAAATATCTATTCGGAAAAGAGTTCTTTGAAGACCACCACGACCTTTTATTAAAATTCGTTAATACTAAATTAGGTAAGTGGTTTTTTAGAATACATGGAAAACGTAGCGATGTAGGTGAAAGTAAGATTATAAAGATAGCCCCTAACTTTATTGAATGGTTGGCATGGGAACCTAAGATTGGAACTTGTTATAAAAGAGAGTTTAGAACCCACAATAAATATACTAAAAGAATTTACTACAGTTTATATCCTATTTGGGTGTTAATGCACGCTTGGGATATCCTATTTGCAAATAATTTCAAGCCCGCATGGAATTTAGGGTTTGATACCCTTACTGCGTACCCTGACCCTAATGTAGAAAGTACTTCAGTGGATGGAGAAGTTAGAGGCCCGGCGGGTCCGGACACATGGGCAAATATGCTCGGTGGTTCGGGGGTTTCAGCAGACGATAGTAGTGCTACCGGTAGGACTTATATATCCGCTACTGCTGTTGAAGATTCATGGAGTTTTTTTTGGAGAATAATACATTTGTATGATACATCCTCTTTGACTTCTAGTGCTGTTATATCTTCCGCTACTTGTAGTTTTGTTACTAGTTCAAAAAATGATGATTTCTCGGATTCCATTGCTATAGCCTCTGTTACTCCTGCTAGTAATACATCTCTTACAGCCACTGATTATAATATAGCAAATCACGGCTCTACCAGTTTTGGTAGTATAACTGTGGCTTCCTTAACTGCCGATTCATCCACATATAATAATATAACACTAAATGCAGATGGTTTAGCTGGTATATCCAAAACAAGTATAACTAAGTTCTCATATAGATTTTTAGCAGATATTTCTAATACTGAATATAATCCTTCTGGTACTACCAATAAGTATATGAATATAACTTTTATATTGGCGGATACTGCGGGCACTACTACAGACCCAAAACTTGTTGTTAATTATACGGGTGTAAGCGTCTCTCCGTCTTTAAGTCCTAGTGCTTCCGTAAGTCCTAGTATAAGTCCATCGCTTTCTCCCAGCATCTCTCCTAGTTTAAGTCCTTCTCTTAGTCCCTCAATAAGTCCTAGCGTCAGCCCCTCGGTCTCTCCGTCTGTGAGTATTTCTCCTAGCATTTCTCCTAGTGTTAGTCCCTCTATCTCGCCCTCTATAAGCCCCAGCTTATCTCCGTCAATCTCGCCATCGCTCAGTCCGTCTCTGTCTCCTTCCATTAGTCCAAGTATTTCCCCTAGCTTAAGCCCGTCGTATAGTCCTTCCTTAAGCCCCAGCGTTTCTCCAAGTGTGTCAATAAGTCCTTCTGAATCCCCCAGTCCCAGTCCGCCCGTCTTAGGAGATGTAATAATATCGGTGATTGATAATCCTCCAGTCATTACTAAAGTCAGTTAAAGTGATATAATTGTTTTATGGAAATTTTTGTTAAGCACCCAGATTTAGACGGACAAGAAACAAGACTTGCCACAGACGTAGCAGCAGCAGCGACCTCTTGTACAGTAGAGAATAATAAATCCTTTGCTACAAACGATTATGTAGTGTTTGGTGCTTTGGGAGAGGAAACTACAGAAATTGTTAAATTAACGGGGGTTTCAGGTACTACTACGTTAAGTCATTCCACAGGACCAGTATTTGCTCACTCGGCTAGAACTTCAATTTCCCAGATAAGATACAATCAGGTTAAAGTTTACAGTGCAACTTCGGAATCTGGAACATACAGTTTAGTTGGTACGACAGATTTGACTTTAGACCAAGACAGTACCGTTTATTCAGATTCAGATGGAACAGAATCCACTTGGTACAAAATAAAGTATTACAATGAAACTACTACCAAGCTATCCTCCTTTTCTGTAGCAGTACAGGGAACTGGGTATACCGAAGATTCACTAAGGTCTATGGGAGATGAGGTTTTAGAGGATTTTGGAGATACTAACGGCAAAGACCTAAAAAGAAGTCAGGTTTATAATTATCTAAGAGGCGGCGTAAGAAAAGTAACTCAGGAACTAATAAAGTCATTTCCAGATTACAGAAAAAATTACGTTGTGAAGACACTCAGTAGTGGAACTGCTACTTTACCAGACAGGTTCTTGGGATTTATAAGGATAGACGCAGGTCCTACGGCAGATACAGCGTACAAATGTACTTACACAAGTGAGGGAGCTTTGTCTCCTGGAACTACTTATTCTTCCTACGAACCTAAGGTCAGTATAAGAGGTTCTAGTTTTTATGTACTTCCCGATGATATTGCTAATGCCTATATTTGGTATTGGGATTATCCTACTTCCATGACCACAGAATCCTCTGAACATGGACTTCCTTACGGGGCAAGAGATGTGTTGGTAAATTACACTCTTTATAAGACTTGGTTATCAAAAGATACAGTAAGAGCTACCTCATTTAAGACCTTGTATAAAGATTCTTTGTCCGAATATATAGATTTCGTTGCCCAATCAAGACAGCAAATGACTAAGGAGCATATAGAGGTGAGATTTGGCGACGATATGTATGAGTAAACTATGGAATATTCAACAATATACCTCTCAGGAGGAATAAATAGAAACACATCACCATTTCTTATTGAAGATGGGGAGTCCTCAGATATTCAAAACTTTACCACTACAAAGATAGGAGTTTTAAAAAAGACAGGTGATTACGAACTAAAGAATGCACAAATAATATCTTCTAAGAATATATTAGGGGGATTTGATTTTCAAAGAGTAAATGGGACCCATGAGCATATTGTAGCAATAGACGGGGCTTCTAACGCTGGGATTTATAAAGACGTAAATGGAACATGGACTACTCAATCTCAATCTCTTACAGCAGGAAGCAAGGTAAGATTTGCCTATTCACCTGCATTAGATACTCTATTTGCCTGCAATTATTCAGATGCTACAAGGTCGTATAACGGTTCCTCATGGTCAACATCCACTAACGTAACTTCTGCCCCCAAAGCCAAATATATAATAAACTTTGGACAGAGAATTTACGTTCTAAACTGTGTAGTTGGTGCAACTTCACAGTTTAGAACGTAAAATCGTTCCTCTACTGTAGATTCTGGCTCAATAACGTGGGATATAACCAACGATTGGATTACTTTTGATGATGTCATTACAGGGGTAGGAAAGTCTGGGGAGAATATGTTTGTTGGATGTCAGAACTCCTGTTGGGTATTTACGTTAGCAGACGCCCGTTACCAGGTTTCTGGACATGGGTGTGTTTCTCATGATGGAATATCGGAATATGGTACATGGTTGTTTTTTCCTTCCCATGACGGAATGTATGTCTTTGACGGGTCTAAGGACATGAAGGTAAGTTTGGCGGTTCAAGATTATTGGGACGCCATTCCTAACGCAAATCTGTCCTCAATTCAAGCTAAGGTGCGTAAAGACCATTTATATATTTATATCGGAGATGTAACCGTTGACGGTAGAGATTTAGTGAACGTAGTTTTAGATTACAACATTTTACAAAATAACTGGACAAGAATGACTTTAGGAGAGAATGTAATGGATATGCACATTTTCACTGAATCTACAGGCAAGGAACTATTTATCGGAAACGATGATGGAGAGATATATCAGATGTTTACATCAGGAGCGCAGAACGATACAGTATTCTCCTCTTTTATTGAAACTGCTTGGTTTTATGGCTCTGGACCAAAGGAAATAGATGATTTTAGAGAATTATGGGCACACGGAGAGAAACTGAGTGGTCTTAAAGTAAAATACAAAGTAGATTCTATGGATTGGAAACCCGTAGGAGAATTAAATGGATTTTCCGATTTAGTTAAATTTAACGCCTCTGGTAAGAGAATTAAGTTTCTTTTAGAGGAAATGAGTAAAAACAATATGTACGAAGTACATAGTTTGGAAGTTGGATTTATGCCTAAATTCCCAGAGAGTAAAGAGGAGAAAGAATGAATTATAGCGATTTGGGATTTAATTCCCTGATGCAAAGAACCATAATAAGTCCTTATACAAATTATGCGCAAGATGTCAGAAACGATATTTCAACTCTGAACTTAATGTTAAATCCTGTTACTAATATAGTATTTTCTTCTACTGACTTTGATACCGCAGCGTGGGCGGCGGGGACTATATATTTTGCAGACGGTTCAACATCTGGTCTTATAGCGGCGGGAAACACAGGAAACATGGCAGCCACCACTTATGTATATTACGACCGAAATAAACCAGGTATTCTTTTAACAACAACAACTTATTCTTCATCTATAGGAGCTACTAAGGTTCTAGTGGCTATAGCACAACTTGGAACCTCTGGTTCGGGATGTATTATAGATGTATTAAACTCTAATAGTTCCACTATTGATGGGGATAGGGTAGTAACAGGGAAGATTCAATCCTCAGATGGTAAAACCTACTTTGATTTAGATAACGATAAGTTTGTTATGAACGACGGGTCTTTTGACAGGTTGTTTATAGGAAACTCTGCATGACATATGTAATAAAACTGTCAAAGCCCGGATTCAATGTTAATACCGCAACAGACAAACAACTGGCTTTAAGCAGCGAACTAAATCACCTCAAGACATCCACTTCCAGTTCTTTTCAGAAAACAGGCGATGGGACACAAACCGTAGCACATGGATTAGGTTATCAACCTTTAGTTATTTGTTATTTTAGAGATACTGTAACAAACAATACGAGATGGTATATAAGTATGAGTGGTGCTCCAAGTGTTAGTCCTGCCAGATTTTCTGCTCCGTGCAATGTGTCAGTTTATGTAGATGCTACAAATGTATATTTTAATGTAACAGGAAACGCTGGAACTATAGATGTTAAATACGAGATATTTTATGAAGGAGATGCCTAATGGCTTCATTTTCACAAAGATTAAATGCTTCTGAAAACGACGGGGACAAGGGCGGAAGCACTTGGTCTTATGGGGGAGCTAATACATGGATAGGACAGTCAACTGATAATTGGGATGCGGCCTTTAGATTCACAAATGTAACAATAGGAGGTAATTCAACAATAACAGATGCTCGTATAACATTAAGAACCGACGGTCTTTCTCCAGAAACGGGGGATGTTGCCTTAAAAATAGATATATATGGAATTGATGAGGACAATACAGCAGACCTTAGCAGCGACCCGATGGGAAGAACTAAAACCACTGCTAAAAAGAATTGGGATTTTACTGTTTCTAACTTGGGTAATATAAATTATACAACAGTAGATTTAACTATCATAGTACAGGAAATAATAGATAGGGCGGGATGGAGTAGCGGAAATGCAATGGGATTTACATTCCTAGATGATACAAGTGCGGGGGCTGGAAGTTTTTATTCTAAAGATGGAAACTCTACCAAATGTGCTTTACTTGAAATAACCTATACCCCAGGCAGTTCTCCGTCCCCATCTCTATCCCCTAGTATAAGTCCTAGTTTTTCACCAAGTTTATCGCCTAGTATTTCGCCCTCTGTTAGTATAAGCCCATCTAGAAGTGCTAGTGTGAGCCCTAGCCCATCCTCAGCTTACGTTATGAAGATATCTAAGCCAGGTAAAGACATTAGTTCTACCTCAATGGATGATTTTTATCTACACTCCAGCTATCCCCTTCTTAAGATTCATTCTTATGGGACGTTTACTACTCTAAATGATGGCACACTTACTGTAACCCACAATTTAGGATACAAACCTTTTGTATTAGTGTTTTCTCAATATGTAAACTGGGTCGACCCGGATATTGTTCTTACCAACGAATTTTATCAACACGATTGGGAACAGGTTGGAGCGACCATAACCTTCTACGGATACACAAAAATATATTCTGATAGAATAGATATAGTGGTGGGTAACACTAATTTTACTACCATAGCTGGAGGTATAGATGGGTTTTATTATATTTTTAAGGATGAGGTTTAATGGGATATATAGCAAAGATTTCTAAATCAGGATTTGATGTCAATACTAC